AGGATCGGCAGGGTTCGGGTAGGCGAAATAGCAGGCTTCGTCCGCTTCGATCGGCAACGGCTCGCCGGTGTGGTTCGGCGGACGCACAAGCCACCGCTCAAACCGCGTGGTGCCCTCCGTGCTCTGAATCCAGCTCGTGGGAATCGGAAACACCTGCCGCCGGCCGTCAATCTCCGGCAGCCACCAAAGGGAACTGCCCGTCAGCTCCAAGGATGCCACCGTCGAATAGATCAGGCTCCAAGCCACCATCAGGTCGTTGGGATCGGCCAGCAAGTCGAGAATCGGGTGACTGTCCAGCGGCTCGGCGTCCGGTGCCTGCTTCATTCGCTTCGGCCCGGAACCCGCCCGGCCCACTCGGATCGGCTGGCCAGCGATCTTCTGAGCGATCGGCCGGACGCTGGCGTACACCCAGCCGGTGAAGTGCCGCAGTTGCTCAGCCGCCTTGCTGAACTCCGAACGCTGGGAAAGAGCGCCGGACGGGCCCCGAGACATTAAGTCCGTGCCGATGCTCGCCACCGTGGCCTTTGCCCGGCAGTAGCTCCGTTCGGTGTCCGCCAAAGCGGTGTCAATCGCGCTCGTTCGCACCCGTCAGGCCCTCGTGTTCCGCCCGTTGTCTCGCATACGCTGCCGCCTCTGCCTTGATCCGTTCGCGGTCCCGCGCGATGACGGCAGCCATCGCGTCCAGCTCGGCTTGCTGAACTCGGATCGTCCGGTCCCGCGCGTCCAACTCGGCTTGCAAGTCGGTGATCTGCTTTTGCAGCCGCTTGACTTGTGCGGGTATATCTTGCCGAAACAACATGCTTACGCTCGTTTCTTCAACACGTCCAGCAGCGCCGCGAACAACTCGTTTTGCCTCTCGACCGCCGCCGCCAGCCGATCCGTGGCCGTGTCCGTCTCGGCCGTGATGAAGTTCAGCCGCGGCTTGCCGTTGATCTTCTCCGGCAGCTTGCCGTCAACGACTTTCGCCAGCCCGGCCTTGACGGCGCCAGCCAGCCAGTACAGCCACGTGGCCGCGTCGGCTTGCGGGAACTCTTCCCGCTCGGGTGGCAGCCGAAAGCCCTTGGCTTCGATCCGTTCCCGGATGGCTCGGAACTCCGGCTCGTGCAACGGCTCCAGAATGAAGCCGGTCCCGGTGTCCGTGTCGAACCCGATTCGTTGCCCCGGTATCGGGTTCGGCTCCTCTCCGCCGGCAACCTTGGCCATTGGCTCGCTGTCCCGGTAGTAGTCGAACCGGCCCCGAACCCGCCGCTGCAACGGCCGGAAGTGTAGGCACTCATTTCGAGAACCGTCAACCTCGATGGTAACGCTCATTTTCGTTGGCTCCGTAGTTGTCAAGTGACACATACTGAACAGTTGACTACGCTTGCCCCGTAGTCCACTTGGCGAACGCCGACGCATCCATGACCCGCCCGCCGAACCGCGCCCGTGCGACCAGCAAGACCAGATTCTTGCGTGCCAACGTCGTGCCGCCTTGCTCGAAACGGATCTCCATTCCCTGCCGACGATACAGCCGGTATTTCGACAACGCACCGAACGCGCAAACCGGGTTCGTCAAATCGTTCTGGACGGCATGGCGCCAGCCCAGCGACGAATAGGAACTGATCTCGGTCAGGGGTGCCAGCGCCGGCCGTTGATCCGTGCTTGGCGTCGCCGTGTCGATCTTGATGGCCCGGCTCCTCCGATACGTCACGTCATTCGACAAAAACGCGCAACGGTTCGAAGGATTGCGATACTGCTTGCCGATCGAAAACATCAGGGTGATGTAATCGTTCAGCGTCGGCACCGCGCCGGCCCCACCGTCCGGCGTCGTTGTCGTCAGGCCGGACGCCACGAAGATGCCTTGCGGCTGGTTCGTGCCGTTGCCGTTGGCGATCAGCTTGTCCAGCTCCGCCGCCAGCCGCTCGCCAACCAGCTTGGTCAGTTGCGAACCGACGTCGACCGCCGCGTCGGACAAGAAGTCCCGGCCGATCTCGATGGCAACCGCCGCCCCGAAAATCGTGGTGTTGATCTCGGCAACAAGACTCGCCGTGTCGAACAACGATACTTCCGTGTTGTCCCCTTGGCCCCAACTGATCGTCGGATTGCCGATCGAACCACCTTCCACTCGCCGGCCCCGCGGAACGTCCCGAACGTCCACAAACGGCAGCAACTCGCCGGACAGTAGCGGGAAGGTGATGACGGCATTGTCAAACCAAGTCGGTGTCACCTCGATACCGCCGGAAGTCGCATCGTCCAGCAACGCCTTAACGCCGGTGAACCCGGCCCCGTACTCGCCGCCGATCGTCCCGGCCCACTCGTCTTTGGTGGCCGCCTCGTCCAGCAGCTCCCGCTCGTGCGCCTGCAGGCTCACGCCCAGCCCGGCCCGTTGTGCCAAGTGCTTGAACAACGCCCCGGCCTTGGCGTAGTCGCGTTGGCTCGGCTGCTCCGTGGCCGCCCCGCCTGCAAACGGGTTCGGAACTTCCGCGCCCGTCTTGACGTGCCGTCCGACGAAACGCTTTTCGCTGTACTGATCGGCCGCAGCTTTGACCCGAACGCCGCCGTTGCCGCCGAAAACCTTTTCCGCTTTTTCAGTTGTCGTGGTCATACCCTTAACTCCTTGAACTCGACGCGCTGCCAGGTCAGTGTACGTGTCCGGTGGCAGCTCGCCGGACAAGAGCAGTTCGGTTGCCTTGTTGGCCCAAAACGGATCGGCGATGTCGGTGTGCTGGCCCGGCTCCGCGTGGCCATTGTCCAGCAGCCAATCAATCAGTTCGGGGGTGACTTTGATCGTCATGTTTTCGCTCTCCGAAAATCAGGTCCGGCGCGCCGGAAGGAGCCTACTTACCATAGCGGCGCGGCGCGCCGGAACCCTGATCGTTTTCATGGCCAGCATACAAGCTCCCGTTGGATCGTCGCCGGCAGTGCCGTCTCGATATTCCGCAGAACGTGCAACGCAATGCTCAGCCCCGTGGCCGCGTCGCCGTGGCCGCTCGGGCCCCGAGGGGAAACCAGCCGGCAGCCGTAGTTGCGTTCTTCCACTCGCAACGCCTTCAAGTCCGCCAGCAGCCGCGGGTGATCGTACAAGGCAATGGCGCCTTCGCTGAACGCTTCAAGAACCGCGCTGCACATGCTCTTCAAGTTGTTCGCCATGAAGTCCACAGGCTCAATTTGCAGGCCCCGCTTTCGCAGCCGCTCAACCAAGTAGGCAGCTTGCCACGGATCGGCACCCACCCGCAGACCCTCGAAACGCTCGGCAGCGTCGATGATGGCCTTCTCGATAGCCTCAATGTCCACCTTCCGGCCCGCCGTCGGCGTCCAGACCTTCACGTCAACCAGCCGCAGCCGGCCCGTGCCAGGATGATCCACAAAATCGGGTGTCATGTCCGGCGGCTCACGTAGCCCGGCGTCAATCAGCACCCGCTCGTTGTCCGTCAGTTCCACCGCCGCCGCCTCTCGGATCTCCAGATAGCCGGTGTGCTTGCCGACGATGACAAGCGCGCTGGCGTCCCGGCTCAAACCCAAGTCCAAGCCCGCCGCGTATGCCCAGCCGTCTTGCCGCTCAGCCGCCGGCCCGGACAACGTGACCGCCCGCGAAACGTCTTCGGGGGAAAGCGCGTCGCCGCTGCCGCTGCTCCACTCGTTCAGCCACAAGCGACGATACGCGATGTCCGGCAGCAACCGCCGCTGCTCTGCAAGCCGATCTGGCGTGATCCATGATGCAACCGGCCCGTCCAGCCGCGAAAAGTGCCAGCCCGGATCTTGGCGTATTGCTTCGCGAATTTGGAACTGCCAACTATCTTGGAAACCAGCGTTGGAAATGACGATGAACAAACAAGCCGCCCGCTTCGCAGCCGCGGAAATCAGGGAGTCCCACAAGTCGCGTTTGGCCCAGTGCGTCACCTCGTCGGCAACGATGAAATCCGGCGTCAGGCCGTAGCTCGTCGGCGCGTCGCTCGTAAGAATCGAAAGCTCGCTTCCAGTGTGCTTGTTGACGACCCGCTCTTTCTGAACGTCGATGATCTCCGAAAGCCAAGGGTTCGCCCGCCGCAGGCCCTCGATAGCATCCCGCAGCAACCCGGCTTGATCCAAGTCGCCTGCGGCCGCAACGCCTTTCAGCGTCCGCCGACTTGCGAACAACGCCCAGGTACATATAACGGCGATGTCCAGCGTCTTCGAATGGCCGCGTGGCCGCTCCAGCCAGGCCCGTGAACAGCCGCCCGTCGCCGCCTGCCCGGCCGCCCGCTTCCACCCAGGATCCAACGCCGCGAAGTCCGAACGCTGCCAGCCGTCCAGCACGTCGCCCAAACGGCGCGGTGTCCCGTCCGCGTCGATCAGCAAGGATCGGCGGAACTCGGAAGGATCGGCTTGTAGGCGACGAAGCTCTTGCATTATCCCACCGTGCTTGACGACAACGAACTCGAAAGCGAACTCGCCGACGATGCGCTGGTAACGCTCGTTGTGGACAGCGAAGACGCGGAAGACGTGCTGCTGCTGCTCAGCGTCGAACTGCTCAGCGTCGATGCGCTGCTCGCCGTCGATACGCTCGATACCGATTCGCTTGACGAGGACGCGCTGCTCGCCGTGCTCGCCGAC